GCCTTCGGGCCGGCGGCGGCGTCGGTGGGCACCACTTCGAAATCGACCAGCTGGCCGGCGTTGTCCACCAGGAACATACTGATCCCCCCGGTGGCCCAGTCCTGGGCCGCTTCCAGGTGCAGCACCCAGGCGGTCAGCCCGGCGGCGGTGGTGATCCCGCACAGCGTGGTGATGGTCTTGGGATTCGCGGTGGCGGTCAGCGACGCGTTGGACACCTGGCAGGACACGTCGGTGGCGGCGGCGGTGGGGCCCAGCTTCACGGTGCCGTTCAGCGGGATGAGGATGTTCGTGGCCATGGTGGTGAGCCTTTCAGCAGAGAGGAACGGTGAACGTGGCCACCATGTCGACGGCGGCCTGATCGGCACCGCCCACCGCGGCCCGTGTCGCGGTGGCGGTGTAGTCGGTGCAGGGCGGGGACCAGCGGGCCAGGGTGTCGCGCACCGCCTGGGCGGCGTCGGCGGCGGCCAGCTCGGCGTTGGAGCCGATGCCGGCGGCGGGCAGCACGGTGATGGTGAGCGTCACCAGCTCCGCGGGAATGGGGGCGTTGGGCTGGGGGCGGGTGCCGGTCCAGCGCACCACCACCGCGGGGGTGGCGGCGGCGTCCACCCCGTCGGTGCCGTCCAGCGCGGTCCACCCCCCGCCGAGTCGCGTTTCGATGCCGTCGGCCACCGCTTCGGCCAGCCCGGTCCACGTCACGCGATGCCGACCCCCCGCTTGTACGGGGCGAGCAGGCCGACGGCCCGCCGCCCCCGGTCGGCCCCGATGCTGGCCACGGCCAGGTCGGTGGAGTAGTAGCCGAACGGGGCGCCGGGCGAACGGAACAGGTCCACGGCCAGTTCCAGGGCGGCCTGCACCACCGGGGCCGGCGGCGGGGTGGGCAACGGGTCCAGGGGGTCACGTTCCAGGGTGGCGTCCACCAGCCCGGCGGCGGCGTCACAGCAGCGTTGCAACCGGTCCGCGGCGGTGGTGGCCGCGGCGGGGGCCAACGCCAGCTCCGCGGCCACCTGGGCCGGTGTCACGTACACCGCCGGTCAGTCCTTCGACGCGCTACGCCGCGACGTGCCGACCACGCCACCGGCGGGCGGGGCGCCGGTGATCTTCACCAGGCCGCGGGGGTCGGTCACCCCGAACGCCGCGAACCGGTACACCGCGTGATCGCGGCCCAGCTTCTCCGGGTTGTCCGCGGCGAGGGTGCCCATCGGGCCCAGCAGCGACACGGCGGCGTCACGCAGGCCGATCACGATGGTGTCGGGGGCCATCGTGGGGTCCATCACGTAGTTCAGGCCGCGGGCGTCCCCGGCGTTGGTGTCCAGGCTGAACGAACCCACCGGGTTGGTCGGGCTGACACCGGGGAACAGGGGCCGCCCGTCGGTGCCGACGGCCTTGCCCATCGCGGCCCAGGCGTCACGGCCCAGCACCGCCACCTGGGGCATGGCGTACGTCGCTTCGATGATCACCATGGACGCGTCGATGATGGCGGCGCCCAACAGGGTCAGGTCCGCGGGCCAGGCCGGCCCGGCGGCGGCGGCGGCCACCACCAGCGCGGAGAAATCCCCGTTCAGCTGCAGGGCCATTTCGAGGGCGTAGAGCCGCATCACCAGGTCCAGGTACGCGGGGTCCGAACGGGTCAGCACCGCCAGTGAGATGTCCTGGCCCCCGGCGTAGGTCTGCACGGGGAACGGCACCGCGCCGACCAGCACCTTGCGCGACGCGATGGTGGTCTTTTCCACCGCCTGGACGCCCACGTCGGGGCCCTGATCCACCCGCGGGTAGGTGAGCGTCATGCCGGCGTCGGGCAGGGGGCGGCTGGCGAACGCGTTGACGGTGCCGGACACCTCGGACATGAGCACGATCACGTCGCGCACCCAGGCCGGCGGCATCAAACCGGGCACGTCGGCGGTCACCTCATCGACCAGGGCCCGGTACAGCTGGTCGCGCTGGGCGAGCGGCACCGCGCCCATGGCCACGGCCCTGGTGAATTCCCCGAAGCTGCGGAACTGCGACAGGGCCGGGGCCGGCGTGGTGGTGGTCCGCGCGCCGCGGGCGTCCCCGATGGAACGCATGTGGGCGGCGGCCCGCTGATCGTCAGGGTCGGGCGGGGCGTCGGGGTCGGGCGGGGCGTCAGGTTCGGTCGGGGTCAGGGTGTCGGTCACGGAAGGCCTTTCGTCGGTTGGTGCTGATCGAAGCTCTAGAACACGGGCGGTGGTGTGGGCGGGCCGCGCCGCGAAGGCCACGGCGGACACCACCGCCCGCTGGCGGGTGACGGCCCGGCGGCCACGGTCCCACCGGTCCACGTCGGGGGTGAATTCCACCGACAGGCCGTCCAGCCCTTCGCGGAGCAGCGCGAGAGCGTCACGCCCGTCGGTGGAATCCGCGATGCGCAGCGACGCCCGGAGCCCGTCGTCAGCCTGGGCCACGTCGGTGGCCCGACCGATCAGCGGGCCCCGCACCCCCGTCGTGGGGTCGTGCCAGGCGTAGACCAGCAGGGGGTCAGCGGCCTGGGCCGCGCCACGGGCCCACGTCTCCGCGTAGGTGGCCCCGTCGGGGTCGCGCACCGTCGCCGCGGTGCCGTAGGGAACCAGGCGGCCCACCACGGTGCGGCCATCGCGGGCGGCGTCGGCGGGGTCGGCCCCGTCGTCGGCGGGGTCGGGGACAGGTTCCAGCTCAGCGGCACGCCACGGCATGGTCAGGTACTCCCCAGGTTCGGCGCGTCAACCGGGGCCACGTCGTCGGCCTGATCCAGCGGCGGGCGGCCCGTCGCGGCGCGCACCTCGTCCACGGTCAGCCACGGCGCGCCGGCCAGCGCGGTGGAATAGGCGGCCACCTGGGCCCCGAAATCGGAACGGAGCAGCTCCGCGGTGTCGAACCGGGCGAACTGGCCGCGGGGCAACAGGTCCGAGTAGGCCCCTTCCACCCTCATCAGGTAGGCCTGCAGGCCGGTGATCAGCCAGGCCCGGAAATGCTCGGCGGTGGTCGAATAGGTGAGCGAACCGGCGGTGGCCACATTGATCAGCGACGGCATGACCCGGAACACGCGGGCAATCTCGGCGCTGGCCGAATCCAGGGCGGCGCCCAGCTCCGCTTCGGCGGCGGTGGCCGTGAACGGCACGACGTCGGTGCCGCCCGACACCACCGCGGGGATGCGCCGGCCCAGCCGCGACGACACGTAGGCGTCACGTTCGGCGTTGGCCTGGTCGGTGGTCAGGCGGTGGGGAACCACGATCTTCACCGACGGCACTCCCCCGTCGGAGTAGTACGACCCCCGGAACCCGTACAGTTCCGCGGTTTGCAGGAACACCGCGGCGCACAACTGCAGCGGGCCGACCCCGGTCTGGTCGTGGTCCACGATGTTGGGGACGTGGACCACCTCGGAGGGCACCGCGAAGTGGCGGCCCATCCAGTCGCAACCGATCACCTCGCCCAGCTCGTTCAGTTCCGGGGCGACCTGGGCGGGGTCCAGCACCTTCGTGGACGCGGGCCGGTCGGCGGCATCCCACGACGTGACCAGCACCCAGGCCCGGCCCGCCCCGGTCAGCGACATCCCCAGGCGGTGCCAGGTCAGCCAGGTCGGTTCGGACGGGTCAGGCCGGCGGACCACCGGCGGCTGGGCCGGCAGCGGTTGCCCGTCGCGCACCGCCACCAGGGTCAGCTGCCCCATGGTGTCAGCGATCAGGGTGCGGCACGCCACCACCGCGGGCAGCGACGACACCGGCACCGACCAGCCGCCCCGCGCCGCTTGCACGTCGGCCAGCTGGGTGGCCAGCGGGGGCAGCGTGCCGGGCGGCGCGCCGGCCCACGTCGAATGCTGGGCCCGGAGCAGGGCGTCGGTCAGGTCACGGCGGTCACGGCGGCGGCCCATTGACCACCAACCGTGACGTGACTACCGGGCGTGGTCAAACGCTGACCAGGGCAAACGTAGTCACGGGGCCCTGGAAGGCCGTTAGAGCGCCGCGACCCCTCCTGGGCCACTACCACCCGCCCCGCCCACGTTTCGTGGCACAGGCGTGAACCCAGCGCGCCGTTGTAGGGCCGTGAGCGATAGACCAGCCGCGGCGGCGGTGGAGCGGCGCGTCGCGCCGGAGTCCAGCGCGGCGCCTAGCGCGGTGTCGTAGCGGCGTTGCGCGTCGGCTAGGGCGGCGCGGGCCATGCGCAGGTCGTGGAGGGCGTTGGTTGCGTTCAGGGTGGTGGTGTCGGTTCGGCGTCGGTTGCTCACCAGGCCCATTGTACCGCCGGCGGTACAACAATGGTTCGGCGGCTAGTGGACGGTGGGCCGACCGGCCGACGGCGCGACGCGGGTGCGCCACGCCCACGCTGCGAGGGTGGCGGCGCCCAGCGGGGTGGTGGCGGTGGTGCGGTGCCATCCCCACGCCGCGCCGATGGGTCGGCGGATCACCCCCGCGACGGCGGCGTCCAGCTCCACCTGGGCCCGGTGCGCGACGCGCCCGGCTTGCACGTCGTCGTACAGGGCGCCGCAGGCCTGGGCGTAACCGCGGGTGTCACACAACACCAGGGTGGGCGCCGCGATGCCGGCGGCGTCCAGGTAGGGGAGCAGCGCGCCGGCGGGCCCGGCGGGGTCCAGGGCGATGGCCGCGGGGCGGTGGCGGGCGTCCAGCTCCGCGACGCGGGCCGCCACCCAGTCCACACCGGGCCGCACGTCGACCACCTCCAGGGCCACTTTCTGAGAATCGTTCCCACCCTCGAGGGTGGCGCCGGCCACCGCGATGGCCGCCCAGGTTCGGTCGGGGTCCACCTCCACCCCCAGGGCGAGGGGGTCGCCCGGCGCCAGGTCGGGCGCGGCGCAGGCCGCCCAGCGCGCCGCGTCCAGCGCGCCGCCGGTGCCCGACGGGCGGGGCCACACGTTCAGGTACGCCCGTTCGAACGTGGCCCGGTCCATCGTGGCGGCGTCGGCCAGAATGGCGTCCACCGTCACGGTGTGGCCCACGGCGGGGTGGGCCGCGGCGATCACATCGCGGTCGTAGGGGTCATAGCCGGCGGCGTCGGGGTCGGCGGACCATTCCACGTAGCACACCCCCGGCGCGCCGTCGCGGCCTAGGGTCATCCACCGGTCCAGGTACGTCGACTCGGCGGTGCCGCCCGCGGACACGATCCAGGTTTGGCGGAGCGGGCGGGTCAGCTGGGCGGGGCGCACCCCCGCTTCCACCGCTTCGCCCTGCACCAAATCGAACGCCCAGGCTTCATCGATCACGGCCAGGTCACACGGCAGGCCGTGCAGGGCGTTGGCCGTCGGGGGGAACAGCTGCACCCGTCCACCGTGGCGGGCCACGGTGAACCCTTCGGAACCCTGGGCCCGGCGCACCTGCACGATGCGGCGCGCCGCGAGCCGGTCCAGCATCGGCACCCATTCATCGCGGAAGATTGTCGCCGCGGTCTCGCGCCGCTGGGCGGTGTACCAGCACCGCATCCGACCGGGCAGGCTGGCCCGCTGGGCGGCCATGGCCAGACTCAGCAGCGTCTTGCCCGCCCGGCGGGGGACCACCACCACCACGAAGGGGTACGCCATGGTGCCGGTGGTGGCATCCCACTCGCAGGCCACGTCGGCCAGCTCCACCTGCCACGGCATGAGCGGCACGCCCAGGCCGCGGCGCGCCCAGGTGGCCACGTCGGGCCCCCACGTCCACCGGTCAGGGTTGCGGGCGGTCAGGTAGCGCGCCGAAGAGCGCGGCGGCGAGGTCGTCAACGTCGCTGGCAATGTCCACCCCCCGCAGCCGGTCCAGGGCCGGCAGCAGCTTGCCCGCCAGGGTGCCCACCGTGAAGCGCGACCCTTCGTCGGCGGTGTGCTCGGCGTCGATGGCGTCGGCCAGGGTGCGGCACACCGCCACCAGCGCGGCGTCCACCGGTTCCAGCCGCCCGCCGTCGCGTAACGCCTTGACGGTGGCGTCCACACCGCGCCGGACGCGCTGCACCGGCGGGGGTGGGCCCGG